GCCGTAACTGGTTACGGGGGGCAAAGGCGAGTTTACCGTAACGTAACGTAACTCCTCCTATAGGAGTTACGGTAGTTACGGTACGATGCGGGCGAAAAGTTACGTTAAGGTTTCACCTTGAGGGGAAAATTGAAAGATGACCGATCCAGCAGAAAAAATTGAAAAATGGGCGATTGAAAAACTAATCCCCTACGCGAGAAATGCCAGGACGCACTCGGATGAGCAGGTGGGGCAGATTGCTGCTTCGATCCGCGAGTGGGGTTGGACAACCCCGGTGTTGGTAGATGAGGATGGGGGAATCATTGCTGGTCACGGTAGGACGATGGCAGCAAAGCGTTTAGGGATGCGTGAAGTCCCCGTAATGGTGGCTAAAGGATGGAGCGATGCGAAGAAGCGAGCCTACGTTCTAGCTGATAACAAGTTGGCCCTGAACGCGGGTTGGGATGATTCAATGCTGGCCCTTGAACTTAAGGAGTTGGGCGAGACAGGGTTTGACCTAGATTTAACTGGTTTTTCCCTTGATGAGATCAATGCGCTCACGCCGCTAGAGGTTGAACCTGGGTTAACGGATGAGGATGCCGTTCCAGAGGCCCCAGAAGAGCCTACAACGCGATTGGGCGACGTTTGGATACTAGGACAGCACCGACTGATGTGCGGCGATTCTACGTCGATTGACGCGGTTGAGAAGTTGATGGATGGGCAGAAGGTTGACGTATTGTTTACAGATCCACCTTACAACGTGGCTTTCAATGGCCGGTCAGGTAAACACGATGTCATTAAAAATGACAACTTGGAAGAGGGTGAGTTCGATCAGTTTATTGGTGATGTGCTCCAAACCATAAAAACGATCAACGCTCCGGCTTTTTACATTTGGTGCAACTGGAAGTTTTACGCAACGCTGCAACGCGAACTTGAGTACAAAGCTTGCATTGTGTGGGCAAAAAACGTGTTCGGTATGGGTACAAATTATCGCCACCAACACGAGTTTTGCTTGTTTAACGGCAGTATTGACGATCACATCAAAAACGAATCCGATCTTTGGGAAGTCAAAAAAGACACCAATTACGTCCACCCAACGCAAAAACCAGTTGCATTGTCTGAACGCGCTCTCGGCAACCACAAAAAAGCGCAAAACATTCTCGATTTGTTTGGTGGAAGCGGTAGCACATTGATCGGATGCGAGAAAATGGGGCGCAAAGCTTTTGTGATGGAGCTTGACCCGAAGTATTGCGATGTGATAGTAAAGCGATGGCAAGATTACACAGGCAATCAAGCATTACTTCAAGAAAACTCTATAACATTCAATGAGTTAGCATCGAATGGAAGTTGAAAGTCAGCAACAACAAAATCGTCACGGTGGTGCAAGGGAAAACGCTGGACGCCCACGCTTTGAACCAACGGACGAAGAGCGCAAGCAAGTCGAGGCAATGGCCGGCTATGGCGTTGCTGAAGCGCACATTGCGTCTTTGATTCGCGGCGGGATTGGCGTTTCGACTTTGCGTGAGCGGTTTAAGGAGAACCTTGAGCAAGGCCGAGCTAAGGCTCACGCCGGGATCGGCAAGACTTTGTTCCAGAAGGCTATGGCGGGCGACGTGGCGTCGCTAATCTGGTGGACCAAGACGCAGATGCGCTGGACCGAAGCACCGCGCCAGATCGAGGTGAGCGGCAACATCTCCATCACCGACGCGCTCGCCCAGGCGCAAGCACGGCTCATCGAGGCTGAGATCATTGAGATGGATGCGCCGTTACTAACCGTAACTGAGCCAGTTACGCTTGAGGTTACGCCCGTTACGGTTGACCGCGTTGAGGTAAAAAACCAATGAAATCAACGACTTAGGGCCAACTGTTAGAGTACCGGCAGGGCCGCCGCCGATTCCCGCCACGCGCCGAGGGGGCCGGGTAGGGCCGGCGGGCGAGGGGTCACGGTAACGGTGGCCCCGCAAGAATTTTTTTTATTTTTTGAAAAATGTCTTTATCAATCACTCCGATCTCGCTGGAAGAGGCCAACGCTTTTGTTGAGATACACCATCGGCATCACAATCCGGTGGTTGGGCATAAGTTTTCAATTGCGGTGAGTGATGGCGATAAGGTGGTTGGGGTGGCGATTGTTGGTAGGCCGGTATCGAGACATTTGGATAACGGATGGGTGCTTGAGGTAAACCGATGCTGCACGGACGGAACCAAGAACGCTTGTTCTATGCTGTACGGTGCGGCTTGGCGGGCGGCGAAGGCGTTGGGGTACAGAAGGTTGATTACCTACACGCTACCGGCAGAGGGTGGCGCTAGTCTGAAGGCGTCGGGATGGAACTGCGTAGGCGAGCGTGGTGGTGGCAACTGGAACGTCAAGAGCAGACCAAGGATTGATACTGACGAACTTCTGCGTGGGCAGAAGTCGCTCTGGGAAGCGGTTTAAGGGATAACCATGCAAAAAACCAAGTACAGCGCCGAAGACGAACAGATACTGATGACCAAGCTCTGGTCGCCGGCGGTCGCGGACAACCCGGAGGCGTTCGTGTTGTTTGCGTTTCCTTGGGGTCAGGCGAACACGCCATTAGCCAAGTTCAGCGGGCCGAGGAAGTGGCAGCGCGAGATCCTGCGCGACATTGCCAAGCACATCAAAGACAACCAAGGGCAGCTAGACATGAATACGCTGCGCGAGGCGGTGTCCAGCGGACGGGGTATTGGTAAGTCTGCGCTGGTGAGTTGGCTGATATTGTGGATGCTATCAACGCGGATTGGCTCGACTGTGATCGTGTCGGCAAACTCAGAGAGCCAGCTACGCTCGGTGACCTGGGGTGAGTTGACCAAATGGCAAGCGATGATCATCAACAGCCATTGGTGGGAGATCAGCGCAACGAAGATCGTCCCGGCGCAATGGTTAACGGAACTGGTTGAGCGGGATCTTAAGAAAGGTACGCGCTACTGGGCGGCAGAGGGCAAGTTGTGGTCAGAAGAGAACCCGGATGCCTACGCCGGGGTTCACAACCACGACGGGATGATGTTGATCTTTGACGAGGCAAGCGGTATACCGGACCCCATCTGGGCGGTGGGTGCGGGGTTCTTTACTGAGAACATCCTAGATCGGTATTGGTTTGCGTTTAGTAACCCAAGGAGAAATAGTGGGTACTTCTTTGAGACATTTCATGGCAAGCGGGATTTTTGGAAGGGGCGGCAAATTGATGCCAGGGAGGTTGAGGGGACGGACAAGAATACCTATGAGCAGATCATCGCCGAGTATGGGGAGGATTCACCTCAAGCGCGGGTGGAGGTATACGGGGAGTTTCCAGCTAGTGGGGATGACCAGTTCATTGGACCGCGCTTGGTGGATGATGCGATGGAGCGGGAGAAATACAAGGATCAGACCGCGCCGATTGTCATTGGTGTTGATCCGGCGCGAGGGGGATTAGATTCAACGGTGATAGTGGTTAGGCAGGGCCGCGACATTGTTGCAATCAAGCGGTTCAGGGGCGACGATACAATGACTACCGTTGGGAATGTGATTGACGCGATTGAAGAGTACAAGCCCACGTTGACGGTGATTGACGAGGGTGGTTTGGGGTATGGAATACTTGACCGATTGGTTGAACAAAGGTATAAGGTGCGAGGGGTCAATTTTGGTTGGAAAGCCAAAAACCCGGTGATGTGGGGTAATAAGCGGGCAGAGATGTGGGGTGCTATGCGGGACTGGTTACGGTCTGCAAGCATTCCAAAGGATCGGCAGTTAAAGGCAGATCTGGTTGGCCCGATGAAAAAACCAAACAGCGCGGGTACGATCTTCCTTGAGGGAAAGAAGGAGATGAAGTCTAGGGGTTTAGCAAGTCCCGATGCGGCTGATGCGTTAGCCGTGACATTTGCTTACCCCGTGGCGCATCGAGAGTACAAAGAACCGTCTAGGACTATAACGTCTAGTCGGGCCACAATGTCTGGATCTTGGATGGGTGCATAAATGCTAAAGAAGTCTGCAACGCCAAAAGCCTTCAAAGAAAACATCAAGACTGAAGTAAAGGCCGGTAAGCCGGTCAAGCAAGCAGTTGCGATTGCCTACGCTACCAAGCGTGAAGCGGCGAAAAAGAAATGAGTAAGCCCGGTCTGTACGCCAACATCCACGCCAAGCAAGAACGCATTAAGGCTGGTTCTGGCGAAAAGATGAACAAAGTTGGCAGCAAGAATGCCCCAACCGCCAAAGACTTCAAAGAGTCGGCTAAAACGGCGAAGAAGAAGTGAAGAAAGGCGTATCGTTATCGGTTGGTCGCGGCGAGAAACTGCCAGTTAAGCAAGGCGCGGGTCTGACCGAGAAAGGGCGTGAGAAGTACAATCGGGAAACTGGTAGTCACTTGAAAGCGCCAGCACCGAATCCCAAGACGGAAGCCGATAAGGGCAGGAAATCTAGTTTCTGCGCTAGAATGGAAGGGGTTGTAGCCCATGCTTCTGGCGATGCCGAGCGGGCTAAAGCGTCACTTAAACGCTGGAAGTGTTAATGGCATCTGACTACACCGGGATTAACGCTGTTGGCAACGTCGCGTTGGGTGGCAAACCACTCAAAAGTGACTCGGATGTGTTGTCAACGGCGCGGGATCGTCTGTCGATGGCAATCTCAGCGTATTCCGAGAGTCGGGAAGACGAGCTAGACGACCTGCGGTTTTACGCGGGTAGCCCTGACAACCAATGGCAATGGCCGGCAGATGTGCTGGCGACCCGTGGTGCGGTGCAAGGTCAGACGATTAACGCGCGGCCATGCTTGACGATTAACAAGCTACCGCAGCACGTACATCAGATTACTAACGACCAACGCCAGAATCGACCTGGAATCAAGGTCATTCCGGTTGATGACAACGCTGATGTTGAGGTTGCCGAGATTTTCAACGGCATGATCCGGCATATCGAGTACATCTCGGACGCGGATGTGGCGTATGACACGGCTTGCGAAAACCAAGTCGCCTACGGCGAGGGTTACATCCGGATTCTGACCGAGTATTGCGACGACGATACGTTTGATCAAGACATCAAAATAGCTCGCGTTCGCAATAGCTTCTCGGTCTACATGGACCCGCTGATTCAAGACCCGTGCGGCAGCGATGCAAAGTGGTGTTTTATCACCGAAGACTTGAGCCAAGACGAATATCACCGTCTTTTCCCGAATGCGTCGCCGCTTTCTACGTTGGAAACGCTTGGTGTTGGTGACCAGAACTTGAGCCAATGGCTCAATACAAACACGATCCGGATTGCAGAGTATTTTTACTGCGATTACGAGCGTAAAAAGCTGAATTTGTACCCCGGCAACGTGACTGCGTTTGAGGGGACGCCCGAAGACAAACAGTTAAAAGCGGTTTACAGCAAGCCGAAGAAGTCGCGCGAAGCGGATATTAAGAAGATCAAGTGGTGCAAGATCAACGGCTACGAAATCCTTGAAGAACAGGAGTGGGCCGGTAGTTGCATCCCTGTTGTGCGGGTAATTGGCAACGAATACGAGGTTGAAGGCCGCATTTACATCAGCGGGCTGGTGCGTAACGCCAAAGACGCCCAACGGATGTACAACTATTGGACTAGCCAAGAGGCAGAAATGCTGGCGCTGGCTCCAAAAGCACCGTTTATTGGTTATGGCGGGCAGTTTGAGGGCTACGAGTCCCAATGGAAGACCGCAAATACCAATAACTGGCCTTATTTGGAGGTCAATCCAGACGTAACGGACGGCCAGGGTGCAATTCTGCCGTTGCCGCAACGCGCACAGCCTCCGATGGCGTCATCTGGTCTGATGCAAGCCAAATTAGGCGCGTCGGAAGACATTAAGTCTGCTACCGGGCAGTACAACGCATCACTTGGGCAGCAATCCAACGAGCGTTCCGGCAGAGCTATTCTTGCTCGCCAGCGTGAGGGCGACGTTGGTACTTACCACTACCAAGACAACTTGGCGCGGGCTGTTCGCTACGTTGGCCGTCAATGTGTTGAGCTAATTCCTAAGATTTACGACACGCAGCGCATCGCCCGTATTATTGGGCTGGATGGCGAGACGAAGATGGTCAAGATTGACCCGACTCAGACCGAGCCGGTGCGTAAGATCCAGAACCAAGAAGGGATTGTGATTGACAAGATCTACAATCCTTCGGTTGGCAAGTACGACGTAGTGGTTGCGACTGGTCCTGGCTATGCCACAAAGCGCCAAGAGGCTCTTGAGGCAATGGCGCAACTGTTGCAGGGTAACCCACAGTTGTGGACAGTTGCTGGCGATCTATTTGTTAAGAACATGGACTGGCCTGGTGCTCAAGAAATGTCCAAGCGGTTTGCCAAGACGATTGATCCAAAACTCATGGGTGATGCCGAAGACAACCCCGCCCTGCAAGCAGCGCAGCAGCAAATGCAAGCGATGGCGGCAGAGTTGGATCAGTTGCACCAGATGTTGCAGAATGTCGGCAAGTCAATGGAAGCGCAGGACATGGAGCGCAAGGATTACGAAGCCAAGATCAAAGCGTTTGACGCTGAGACTAAGCGTATCGCAGCGGTTCAAGCCGGTATGTCTGAAGAGCAGATTCAAGACATCGTTATGGGTACGCTACACGGTATGATTACGAGTGGCGATCTGGTTGCTGAGATGCCGGGTCGGGAAACAAACGAAATGCTGCCGGAATCGGCTGAGTACGCACCACAGCAAGGGATGATGCAATGAAAGCCGCTGATTTCGTAGGTCTGTTGTTCTTAGCGCGTGATGTA